CTGTAGGGAAATTAACAACCACATCTTCACTTCGTTTTGTCATAACCTCAGTGTATTGTTGTGCCCGATCAATGATTTCATCCCGTGTACAAAATATGTATTCTTCTATCGGGTGTTGTGTTCCGTCAGCATCAATACGAAATACATCAATCGCATCAACACCTTCAACACGAAACATGTAATATTTTGACTTTTCTCTTGATTCACCTACTTGTTTGACAATGACCTTACCAACTTGAAATACATCAGTAATCATTTCATCGAATATTGAAAATTGAAGGTGTTTTGTCTTAACATCAGTTTGAGGTTCACCGCTGGAACCAAGTTCACCCTCGTATTTCTCACCAATTTCATAACATTTAGTGATTACATCCTCTGGTGACGAATAAATGAATCCGTATTTTGAATTACGAACAATACCACATAGTTCATTCCAATTTTTCGTATACATATTATGCCTTATCCAAGGAGAACTCATACCATAAGTTACTATGGATATGAAGAACTAGGTTAGTATCATCTTCGTTAACAGTTAATTTGGTTCGTTTCATACGGTCATTGGTAAGATCTTTTTCGAAAATTGCAGCAACTGAACCATAACTCTTGATCATGTTCTCGGTACAATCTTGAGCAGTGAAACAGTTTGAAAGGGAATAACAACGAATTGACTTGACTCGTTCAGCGTATGCAGCAAGTTTCTTACGTGAGTTCCGACGAATGTTTATTGACATGTTTTGTTCCTTTCGTGTGAGGATTAGAACAGTATAACTATATTCATCCGTGAGGTCAAGAAGTTATATCGTAATCCCAATTAATAAGATCCTGTACCTTTTCCATACACATCTCATCAATTTCTTCAGTTGTCATATTATCCAAATCCTCTTGGTCAATATCAAAACTGCGTTCACATTCAGATCCAACCATATTTGTAGATACTCTTACTGTGATTGTTGCCATGTTTTATTCCTTCCGTATGAGGTAAGAACAGTATAGACCCACCAATACAAACAGTCAATACTTATTTTGGTCGATTCATTATTTTAAAGAATAGAATGGGTATAAAAATAAACCAGAATACACACATAAACAAGATTTTACATTCTGACCAACACTTTGACAAGAATGATTTGTTGCCAGTATTCTTTACCTCAGATAATAGAATCAATGACATTATAATACCAATAACATACAAACTAACAAGAATAATAAGAGTTGTAGACATTTTTAATTCCTCATTGATTAGAAGTTACAATCTTTACATACAGGACAAAAAACATGATGTTTATGGCCTTCTTTGTGTTGTTGGTCACATCCCATCAAATGACCTCTTTTACACCTTGGACACAAACCACCCTTTTTGTGGTATTTGTCCCTCTTCTTTCTATTGGCACCTTTTCCATCACGATTTGACATGTTTATCTCCTTAATCGTCAGGTAAGATCTGTTTTAATTGTCGTAGAAAGTTATCACACTTGGCAATAACATCTTCTCTCAATGGGAATTCTGCGTAAAGTGAAGTTCTGCGTCGTTGAATATATGAAATATCCATATTAATTTGACTGATAACACCACGTCTTGACCATTTTGATACCAAATCTGATTTGCCTTGTGTCTCAAGGATAACTGTTTTGTATTCTGATAATCGTTTTGTCGATGGTTTCATATTATCTCCATAAAAAAAGGGTCATCCGTTAAGACAACCCCATTCTATCTACTATTCACTTGTAAGTCAAGACATTACTCTGTCTCTGTTTTCTTTTTCTTCTTCGTATACTTTCGTTTCTTTTTTGGTTCCTCAACTACTTCTTCACCATCAGTAGTTTTCTTTTTCCTCTTTGTATACTTCCTCTTCTTTTTTACTTCTTCAACAGGTTTCATTTGTTGTTCCTCTTCAACCCGTTCTACAATTACATGTGGATCTTCCTCAACTACTTGTGTTCCAGTGACATACAAGAATACTACATTGGGGTATTTTTGTAAAACCTTTAATCCGTCACGGATGACACGTTGCCAGATATGAAACTTATTGGCCAAACCACCACCTAATCTTGATATAAGATATGTTTTGTCTGGATTACTCTCAATCTCAGTCATCAACAAAGACAATTCCTTCTCAAACACATCTTTGTATTCAATAGATCTATAAAATGCATTTGGTAGTAACGAAGGTCGTTTCTTTGTAATAAAACCATATACATTAGGTTCATCTCTAAGGAATGCGGCACCTTTCTTACCCTTACGGAGAAGATTATCACCAAACACAAAAACATGGTTTGGATTTGCTTCTAAATATTCTTTTGTTATGTCTCTACCTGTTACAGTTTCCATTTTATCATTTCATCCTTTTCTATTAATTTCAACTTCTTTAATTTCGATAGTTCTAATGTTTGTTCATATGATAAGTAACCTCTAACTTCATCCAGATCCTCTATCTTTTTCTTAAATAACTTGTATTTTTCCATGTGTAGTCTGAACTTAGGGGACTCTCGTTGTGGTGAATCCTCTGTTCCAAAAAGTGTTGTGTCCATAAACAACCTCCTATTTTATTACCCGAAAAAAGCCTTAAATGCTTGATTCTGGCTGAGTATATGTGTCTTTCCTGCTGGTTCTAATAACATTAACATTTTCTGATGAAGAAACTTGTCTATCATCTTTTCGTAATCTGGTTCCACACCTGCAATATTGAACTCTTTAGGCCACCTGTCATACATAATACAATTGATTCTATATGGATTAGGTTTGACATATACCAATTTATTCTTAGTATCTTCTTCTATTTTTGGGTATGTGTCTTCCAACTCAAGTTCAGATAGTAATCTATGGTACATTGCAACCGCTCTTACGTGATATGGAGTTCCTTTTATTGGTTCACCGTCAACGATATATTTTGATAAACCCTTAACACCTTTATTTTCTGATATTTCTTCTGGATATGATGCCTTTGCCAGTTTCTTATGTTTCTTGTATGTTTCTAATATGACATCATCATCTTCATTACGTAATACCATCCCTAACATTTCTCTTAATGCTTCACGGAATACGGATGGTGTTTCTGATCTAATGATTTCAAGACCTGTTACATCAATTTTATCACAAGGATCACCTTCATCATTAACTACGTGATATCCATACTTCTTTTTCTGGATAAACAATGCTGATTTACACACGATCTCTTGTTTGAATGTGATAGCAAAATCATCTTTTGCCATACGTGCATTATATCCTTGTAACTGTGTCTCTTCATAAGCACAATCATTGATATATGTTTCAACAATTTTTGACACTTTTAGGATAACATCAATGATGGTTTCCTCTGGTAATACTTTCTTCCAATCACCATCAGGGTTTGTTATCACTTGATCAAGGAAATTCCCTAATGTAATAAAAACAGAGTCAGTATCAATATAAGCAACTTGGTCGTTATCAACTACTTTACTGGTATCAACATCACCCAAACGAGATAGTTCTGTTATTGTCTCGTCAGTCAACCAATGACCATCTTTGAACCATCTGTTAACGAACTTCTGACCATCAATAATTGAACGTCTACCACAAGATGTTATTGCTTCTGAGATATTGACATTAAAGTAACGGGAATATGGTACACCTGTTACACCATAAGCAGAGTTCAATACGATTTTTAGTGCCCATTGTAGAGCGTAAAGGTTAGCGGCTCTAATTTCGTGTTCTCGTTTATTCTCTGGATTTCTTGCCCTTGATGCTTTTGCTCTGGCTTCTTTCATCAGGTTTTTGATGTCAGATCTTTTTTTATAGGTTTCTTGTTCTACCTGTGAGAAATGACCTCTCTTAGTTTGCATGAACATTGACCCACATGGTGAGACACAAATCAGACCCTTTTCTAATGCCATATTAAACTTGTCTAACTTAACACCTTCAATCGTAGTAACACCAGTATCTTTCATCAATTTAAATCTTGGTAGTTTACGTTTTCTTATATACTCAGTGATTGGTGTTTCTAATTTAGCAACCTCTTCAATATCAATCTCATCACGTCCATTGATCATATCAATCATTCTACCATGTTCATCTTCATACGCAATCAAACGACCATAATACGTCTCTGGTGACATATTAAGAGTGATGATTGCTGTTGGGTAGGATGATGCGATATCAAGGTCTACAACCCAATCATATTGTCCTCGTCGTGGTTCTTTAACGAATGCGGCAGGAAACCATGTCTGATTACCACCTTCAAGTCGTGGCGCACATAAACCATTACGACGATAGTGAGTCATCATCAGACCCTCTACTAATGGTGTTGCCGCCATATAGTTCTCCATCTTGGTACGACATAATAGTGCCAAGTTCTGTGCTAGTCGGATATACCCTAACTTATCCTCCAACTCTTCAATTCTCTTATCATCGACCGCATTATAGTCAACATACAAATTGAAATTCACATGATATAGAGTTTTAAGGTCAGTGTATTCAGAGTAATCAAGTTTACCAAGCTTCAACTCTTCACGACAAATTGTATCCAATTTATAGTTCTCTGGATTCTTTGGTGAATACCACTTATACAGAGCGTAGTAATCCAAGAGAGAAACACCAGCAATATCAAGGTTTAATGCACCTGATTCACTGTCTTCCCAACATCTTACGACA